CCTGCCGTAACGACAGGTAGTAAATTGGACGTTGATGAAGTTGTTACTTATAGAGATTTAATGAATCTTTCTATTGCTTTGGACGATAATAAAACTCCTAAGCAAACAAAGATTATTAGTGGTTCTCGTATGGTTGATACGAAGACTGTTAATGGCGGTCGTGTTATGTATGTAGGTTCTGAATTGATTCCAGTTCTCCGAGCTATGACAGACTTGCATAGCCAACCTGCATTTGTTTCTGTTGAGAAATATGCAGATGCTAGCAATATCATGAATGGTGAGATTGGTTCTGTTGATCAATTCCGAATCGTTGTTGTTCCAGAAATGCAGTTTACTGAAAACGGTGGTGCTTCTGCTGCTGATACAGCAGGTACTGGTGATAATGGTGCAGACATCTATCCAATGCTAGTTGTTGGTGATGGTGCTTTCACTACTATCGGTTTTCAAACTGATGGAAAGAGCGTTAAATTTACCATCAATCATAAGAAGCCTGGTAAAGAAATAGCTTCTTTGGATGATCCGTATGGTGAAGTAGGGTTCTACTCTATCAAATGGTACTATGGTTTTATGGCACTTCGCCCAGAACGTCTAGGAATTATCTGGACTGCCTTGGCAGCTGTATAACCAATAAAATATTCCGACCTTTCCAGACCCGT